GATAATGCCGTCACGCACGAGCTCGTTGTTCGTGCATTAGCAAACGGGACCGACGCTGTCAGTCTTCGTTCTCACTGCCAGATGCCGCAGTTGCATCAGCATCACATGGCAGGGCTCGTCCAGCGGGAATACCGGCTCCCCGCTGACATGTCGGACACGATGATCGCGCTCATGGAAATGCATGGCGAAGCGCTGGCTCGCGACGTCGGGCACAGCTGGTTGCGTCGAAATGATTAATCGTCGGCGCTTTGTCACTGGGTTACTCAGTGTCCCAGTTGGGGTGGCGGCTGCGATTCATGCGCCGGCTGTGTTGGGTGAAAGCACCTTTAAGCCGCTTAAAGCCGGTTTGAAGTATCATTCCGCTGACTGGCAGAGGAAGTCGATGATCCTCTGCTGCTCGACGCTGGACAAGGCGGTTGCGATTCACAAGGCAATGAAGAGCCCGACCAACGTGTTTCCGGTCGCCATCGGTCAGATGCTCGCTGGAAGAGGCGCGGACCTGATCGTGCTGGATGACTTCCCGTCTCTCACTAGGCGCGGCCGCGACTGGTGGAACAACTCGCTGGTCACACGGCTCACGCCCGACGGCGCAGTGGTCAACCACAACACGCTGCCGGCCCAGTCGTTTGACTTTGACCGGCTGTCCGGTGTGGAGTCGGTGTGGGTTGGTACGGCAGGCCAGAAACGGATTGCGACGCGGTTCCAGAAACCTGCGTCAGAGATCCGGGATCGTGATATCATAACCGCGAAGGCCGTACAGATCCTTTACTTCGCCAAGAAATACCATGGGTTTTACCCTGAGTTCGGTGTGCTGGTGGATGACACCAGCACCCTGCGCGAAGCGCATGAGGAAGAGTTCACCCGGTGGTACAACGGCAGGATTGACGAAGAGATTCACAAGAGGTTGAGCACATGAGTAATCCAAACATTGCAGTGGGCAACAAGGTCTTGTTCGTAGGTGGACCTGAGGCGGGCAACGTGCGCATCATCCCCGAGTCGCACGGCGATCACATCAAGGCGGACCACGACTACATCTACAAGATCTGGCCGATGCGCATGGCCGGCGACAAAAAGATGACCGCGTATTTCGCGTACGCCGCCGACCAGCATCCGCTGAACATGTACATGGACATGTGGAGGGAGTACTCGCCAGTCGCGCAGATCAAACGGAACAATCCGGACATCGCGAATACGTACCAGCGTGTGGGCGGCAAATAGCCCCTAATGACTTCATCTGCGAAAGCGCCTAAGAAACCGGGTCCCCGGCAGGCGCACAACGATAAGTTCCACAACTTCAAGGTCTGCCGGACGTGCGAGAAAGAGAAGCGTCTGGCAGACTTTGCATTAACAGGTAACTGGAGAAAAAAACGTGCAGCTGACCCGAAAAGATACAGACGGGATTGTAAGGAATGTACAAGGGCACCGAGTGCTGCCCAAATCGACCCGGGGTTTAAGCCTCATCGACGGCGTCGAACTCGGGTTACTCCGCGGTCGCCCGCTGATAAGCTTGCCGCAGCCGCCGAGTATAAACGCCGCGTCCGGCGTGAAGCCCGAATCAAAGCGCTGGAGTACGTGGCTGCGAAAGGTTGTTGCGACTGTAATACCCACGACCCGCGGGTTCTGGAGTTCGACCACATTGATCCTAGCGAAAAGTCGGTTGGCATTGCGAAACTCCTCGGAGACGGCTTTGGTTGGGGCGCCGAGAAACTTCGTGCGGAGATTCGCAAATGCAGAGTTATTTGCGCAAATTGCCACCGAAAACACACAACAGTCCAGCAGGGTCACTATGCCCATGCCGATGTCCAGTCTGCGCTCCAAACCATCTATGAAGAGTACGATATCGCCGAGTAGGGCCGACGAGATCATCATGATGATGGAGAACGACGACTTTGAAGGAATCTCACTGGAAGAGTACATGCAGGTAAGTTTCATGGTCCTCATGTCCAGTGGGGAACTGCACGGAGAAGAAAAGGTGATGTACGGCGGGAATTTGTATACACTGCATGCCTGTGTATCGCAAGTTAACCCAAACCAACAAGTTTCAGCACTGAGGAACGTAGTATGACGCAGATGACCCCCGAGAACACCGTGAACGAATTCTTTGAGTTCTTCGATCGCGAGAACAACGCTGTACAAGTCGTCCCTGTGACGATCAAGCAGCAGGAAGACGACACCCGCCTTGTGATTTTCATTCACGGCGAACACGAGCCGGCTTCCGTTATAATGGCCGCGCTCATGTCGAAAATCGACGAGCTCTTTGACATGCAGGCACAAGTAGAGGCATCACGTGAGCCAAAATCTCGCATCGTCACTGGTTAAGCTGACCCCGAAGGAGCGCATCTACGTTGAGAGCCGGCTGGCCGGTCTCTCCAAGGTTGCGTCGGCGTCAGCCGCTGGTTTCGCGTCCCCGCAGAAACACGGCTATGAGTTGGAGAAGCGAGAGCACATCCAGCAAGCACTGATGAACGCGATGACCGACATCGCCGAAGAGATCGGTTTCACGCGCAAGGAAGCGCACCAGATGTTGATGGACGCGTACACAAACGCGGCCACGGCAGCAGAGCAGATTGCAGCGGTGAAGGAAATGATCGCCCTGCACGGACTCGCGGTGCCGAAACAGGTAGAACACAAGCACGAGCACACCGGGACGGTGTCGCTTGAGAGAATGGAAACTCGTGAGTTGGCAAAACTCGCAGACATGGAAGATCTCACCCTTGAGGGCGAGTTCGAAGTCATTGATGACCAAAAAACCCTGCAAAAACTGTAGTCCAGAGACTACATGTGACGACTGCGCCGCCGCCGAGGGAACTCGGCTGCTCTTGGCCACGCAGGCTAAGAAAATCGCGAAGAAGCGGAAGAAAGCCACCAAGAAACGCGCGGCCACGCACAAGAAAAACGAACCGAAGCGCATCATAACCCGGGAACTGAGCCGGCAAGAGGGTGCCAAGCGCGAATTGGCACGTCGCGAGCTCGCCAGACGCAATCTGCTCGCCTTCGTCATGCGGTACGAGCCCGAATATCTCGCTGGATGGGTTCACAAAACGATCTGTGCCGAACTGATGCACTTTTCAGAGCAGGTTGTCCGTGGGGAAGCGCCACGGCTCATGATTACCATGCCACCCCGGCACGGAAAGTCCATGCTCGCGTCCCAGTACTGGCCGGCTTGGCAGTCCCAGTACTGGCCGGCTTGGCACTTGGGCAATTATCCGAAGCACGAATTCATAAACACGTCGTACGCACAGTCGCTGCAGATGGATTTCTCGAGGAAGATCCAGGAACTGGTGAAATCCGAGGACTACCACCTTCTGTTCGGCAATCTCGGCGTGACGAAAAAGAACGAAGCAATCGAACGATGGAGTTTGTATGACTATGATGACAACAAAAGAACGGGTGGAGGAATCCTCGCTGCCGGAGTGGGTGGCCCGATTACTGGTAGAGGTGCCCATATATTCCTCATCGATGATCCCGTCAAAAACCGCGAGGAAGCCGAGTCCGCAACGATACGAGAGACAGCAAAGTCTTGGTACTCCTCGACAGCGTACACAAGGCTCGCACCCGGCGCCGGAATCGTAGTAATTCAGACTCGATGGCACGACGACGACTTGTCGGGCCACTTGCTGAGCGGGATGCGCGAGGCCGAGAAAGAAATGGTCGCGAATGACGGCGAATGGCCGGAAGACGCCGATCGGTGGCGCACAGTCGACTTCCCGGCCATGGCGACCCAAGACGAGAAGTACCGGAAGAAGGGCGAACCGCTCCACGGCGAGCGATATGACCTCAAGGCGCTCCGCAAGATCAAGCGCACGCTGGCTCCCCGGGATTGGGCTGCACTTTACCAGCAGAATCCGCAGGTCGAAGAGGGCGCCTATTTCCAGAAGAAAAACTTCAAATTCTACAAGGTACTGCCGCAGTATCTCGATATTTACTGCTGCGGCGACCTCGCGATATCCAAGAAAGAGCACGCAGATTGGTCTGTGTTCTACGTTGTAGGCAAGGACCACGACAATCAGCTCTACTTCAAAGAGGAATACCGCGGCCGCTGGGACGCCGCGGAGATCGTCGATAAGATCTTCGAGATCCACCGCGATCATCACCCGCGCAAGTTTGGCTTGGAAAAAGGTCAGATATCGCTTACACTAGACGGGTTCATCCGACATAGGAAACGTGAAGAAGGAATCATCGACCTCCATATCGATGAGTTGCCACCGGGCAAGCAAGACAAGGAATTACGTGCGAGGACGATTCAGGGCTTGATGTCTCTCGGACAGGTTTGGTGGCCAGAAGGAGCCCTGTGGGTTGACGATGCTTTGAACGAGTTTCTTCGATTCCCGTCCGGTGTAAAAGATGACCGTGTGGACGCCGCCGCATGGATTGGCAAGATGGTAGCGCACATCATGTATGTTGGGGCAGGCAGGCCGAAGGCCGAGGCCCGAACGAAGACGTGGCGCAAGAAACTTGCCGGGTATGTCGGTAAAAACACCGGCGCTAGTAAGAAACCACACATGGCGGCATAAACATGGCAAAGACATTTAACGCATTTGGCGGCGATCTTATAGAGGACAACAAGCAGGCGCTTGCTCAGATCGACCAGACTCCCGAAGAGTATCTCATCGTAGAAAGGCAGTGGCAGGCTTACACACGAGCCCGCGACGCAGGCCACCTCGATTGGGTTGAGGAAGCGCGCAACTACGACAACTATTACATCGGCGACCAGTGGGACGAAACAACCAAGCAAACGCTTGACGCTCAGGGACGCCCCTACTACTCCATCAACTTGGTGCTCTCGACAGTAAACGCTGTCATCGGCGAGTACATTAAGTCTCGCCAAGATATCAGCTTCGTACCGTCAGGTAAGGGCGCCAACCAGGAAGCCGCGAGTTCGCTGCGGTTCCTGTTCAAACAGATCGCGATCAACAACAAGTCCGAGCAGAAAGAGAAGACTGTCTTCACCGACGGCCTGATCCAAGACCGCGGATATTTCTACTACTACCTCGATTTCAGCGATAACGTAGACGGCGAGATCCGAGAAGAGGTTCTCGATCCCACCGACGTTATCCTCGACCCCGGCGCGAAAGACTACGACCCGGCCACATGGAACGAAGCTTTCGTCAGCCGGTGGATGACGCCAGATCAGATCGGAGCCCTGTATGGACCAGAATTCAGAGACCAGATTGAACTTGCCGCCGCGCACGGCACGTTCGGTCACGATTCACTGGAATGGGAAGCGCCAAACTTCGGCGGCGACCATTTCAACACCGAGCTTTTTCTACAGCCCGACACCGACGAAGTTAAGCGTGTCAAGAGGGTTCGGGTTATCGAGCGACAGTACCGACGGCTGACCCGCACCGCTTTCTTTGTTGACAATCCTACAGGCGACATGCGACATGTGCCTGAGGGTTGGACCGACGAGCGCGCCAAGGCATTTGCATTTCAGAATGATCTCTCGATTATCTGGAAGCCTGAGCGCCGGATTCGTGTCACGATCACCGCCGACAAGTTAATCCTTCACGATGGCTGGAGCATGTTCTCCAAGATCAGCATCGTCCCGTTCTTCCCGTACTTCCGCCGCGGCCGTCCGTTTGGTCTGGTGAGAAACTTGGTGGATCCGCAGGACATGCTGAACAAGGTCACGTCGCAGGAACTGCACGTTGTCAACACGACCGCAAACTCAGGCTGGATGTTCCAAACTGGGTCACTGGTTAACATGGATCGTGATGACTTAGTTCAGCAGGGATCGAAGACCGGTCTCGTACTCGAATACGCCGAAGGCGCAGAAGCACCCGAGAAGATCCAACCGAACCAGATCCCGAGCGGATTGGCAGAAATCGGATCGAAGGCCGGTATGTTCTTCCGCGAGATCAGTGGCGTCAACGAGGCGCAACTTGGGATCACGCGCTCTGATTCGAGTAAAGCGCTGGATTCGCGCAAGCAAGGCGGCATGATCCAGCAAGAGATCATATTCGACAACCTGGCGCTCACCCGGACCTTACGTGCGGAGTTCATGCTCGAATTGGTGCAGAACTACTACACCGAAACCCGGCTGATCCAGATCTTCTCGAAAAACGAGGATGGCGAGGACGAGCAGTCCGAACTGCATATCAACCAGCCGGTCATGGTGCTCGACGAAGAGACGCAGGAAGCCGTGGAGCAGATCAGGAACGATATGACGCTCGGCGAGTATTCGGTTGTCATCAATACAATTCCGAGAAGGGAGACGTACGACGAGGGGCTGTTTGATCAGCTGCTCTCGATGCGCGAACAGGGCGTGCAGATCCCCGATCACGTCCTTATCGAGCACTCGCAGCTGCCGGACAAGGCAGACGTCGTTGAGATCGTCAAGCAGATTCAGGGTCTCGCCGCCCCGTCGCCGGCCGAGCTCCAGCGGCAGGCACAGCTCGCTGACTTGGAAATGAGGCTGCTGGGCGCGCAGGTCATGAATGAAGAGGCGCACGCGATCGAGCGCAAGGCCAACGCAATGAAGTTGCAGGCACAAGCCGGCGAAGCGCAGCAGGCGCCAGAGATCGCCAAACTCAAGATCGGCTCCGAAGCCCGGGTCGAAATGGAGCGCATGGGATCGACTGAGAGGTCGAATAACAACGACTTGGCAACAAGAATTCGCATTGCGAGTGGAAAAGAGAGTACAATGAGGGATATCTCGCAGAACGAGTCGATGACCCAACGCAACGTAGCCGGCTTGAACCGCATGGCAACGCTGCAGAAGTCGTTGATGGATTTGAGAAGTAAAGCGGAAGACCGCAAGGCCGTGGCTGCACAGCCGAAAGCTAGCGATAAAAAATCGCCCAAGAAGGCGTAAAACGGAGTAACACATGAGTAAGAAACCGGTTGATGACGGGCTGGCGGCTGACGCTGCGCTCGCCGTAGAACACACCCCCGAACGCGAAGCAGAGCAACGCTCTTGGTTTGGCGGCGACGTCGACGACATCGATAACGAGGACTTTGACGCTCTCGATGATGGATCCGATCTCAATTTCAAGCCACCGGCTGATGACGACGACGGCGACAAGGACCCCGAGAAGGACCCCGAGAAGGACCCCGAGAAGGACGATGACGATGCTAAAAAAGATCCTGATGATGATTCCGGAGATCCCGACGGTGATGACAAGGATGACGATGATCCTGCTGGAGACAAGGTCGATCCCAAAGACGGGGATGGAGACGGCAAGGACACTGACAAAGATGCGGATGCGGATGACTCAGATCAAAAACCGGCGCCGCAGGGAATCCCAAAACACCGATTCGACGAAGTAAACGAACGCCGCAAGGCAGCCGAGACTGAGAATGCTCAGCTGAAAGCGCAGATCGAAGCCGGCAAGGACCCCGTAGAGAAGGAAGAGCCGTTTGACTTCCGCGCGAACGAGAAGGAGTATATGACCCTTCTGCTCGACGGTGACACCGACGCGGCCCTCGCCAAGCGTGAGGAGATCGACGCGGCCAAGGAAGCAAAATGGCGCACCGACGCGAAGGTCGAGACAAAGACCGAGCTCACTGACGAAGCCGCGACTACGGAGCTACTGGCTCTGTCGCACGAGGCCGAGAACATGTTCGACGTCTTCAACCCCGAGCACGAAGACTACAATCAGGCCATGCTCGACAAGGTCTTGGTGTTCATGAAGGGCTACGTGGCCGCTGACAACACCATGTCTCCGGGCGACGCCTTCGTAGCCGGCTTGGCTGACGTGGTCGAAATGTATGATCTGATGCCCGAGGATCCTGAGAAGGACCCCGAGCCCAAGAAGGATCCTGAGCCGAAGCCGACTGGCGATTCGAAGGTCGACCCGAAGAAGAAAGACCTGAAAGACAAGGCGCACCAGCCGGTTGGTGGTGAGGGGGCTGCATCAGCAGACGCCGGCGCCGTTGTTCCGGATGTCGAAACCATGACTGATGAAGAGCTCGACGCCCTTCCTGAGAAAACACTCGCAAGACTGAGAGGAGATTTCGTATGAACCTCACGATAGCCATACCTGTGGAGCAGGAGCAGCGCATCCTGGACGCACTCAAGACCACGCTGATGACTGAACCCGAGGGGGGCGTTAAGAAAGCGCACTTCAAGGTGTGGGTCATCCAGCAGATCAAGGAAATGGTCCGCCAGTCCGAAAGGCAGGCCGCATCCAAAGCGGCTGCTGACGCCCACGTCGCCCCTGATCTGACGTAAAATAATCGTGCATCCGGGTTGACAATACCCCGGCCCGGGTGCATAATTCAATTTCGTCCTACGCTCCGGACGTAAAACCTGACAGCGGAGCCGACCTCCTAAAAAGCGGAACAACGTCGCCCGACGGTAAAGTAGGGAAAACCCGCACAGTGATGTGCATACTTTTTTGTTTCGTTTTTAATTTTTGGAGGACACCAACCTTGCGTTCACTACCAAATTTACGGGCAAGGGCGCCAATGCCATGATCCAGCGTATCACGGAGCTCACGAAGTCTGAGAAGGGAACTCGCGCAGTACTGACATTGGTCGCTGATCTTGAAGGCGACGGTGTTGGCGGTGATAACCAGTTGGAAGGCAACGAAGAAGAGATCAAGGCTTACGACCAAGTAATCCAGATCGATCAGCTTCGAAATGCCAACCGGCACAAAGGTAAACTCGCCGACCAAAAGTCTGTCGTGAATTTCCGAGAGAACTCTCGTGACGTTCTGGCATATTGGCTGGCCGATCGTATCGATCAGCTTGCTTTCCTGACCCTTTCGGGCGTTGCTTACACCAGCACGAACCGCGGCACGACTCGTACCTCCAGTACGTTTTCGAACCTCGACTTCGCCAGCGATGTGAGTGCCCCGTCAACCAACCGCCATCGTCGGTGGGATGCAACTTCTGGCTTGGTCGCCGGCGCAACGGCTTCTGTCGCTGCTGCTGACACTCCGAGTTGGGCGATGCTGGTTGAGCTCAAGGCTTACGCCAAGGACAAATACGTCCGCGGAATCAAGGGACCGGGTGGAGTCGAATTCTACCACGTGTTCATGAACCCGCAAGGCATGGCCAAGCTGCGGCAGGATCCTGACTACCTGGCAAACGTACGGAACGCTGGCGTTCGTGGCGGAAGCAACGAACTGTTCAAGGGAACCGATACGGTCATGGTTGATGGTCTGATGATTCACGAATATCGTCACGTTTACAACACTCAGGGCGCCTCTAGTGGTTCTAAGTGGGGTAGCGGCTCGACGGTTGACGGACAACGTACTCTGATGTGCGGCGCGCAGGCGCTCGGCATTGCAGACATCGGCGCTCCGGAGTGGGTCGAGAAAGGCTTCGACTACGACAACCAGCAAGGCGTCAGCATCGGCAAGATGTTTGGTTTCTTGAAGCCGGTTTTCCGTTCACAAATCGACGCAAGCGACGAAGACTTCGGTGTTATCGTTTGCGACACTGCGATCTAAGGGAGATAAATCATGTCTACACAAAATGATCTCGCACAGGGCGAAGCCCAGACTCGTAGCTACGTACTGGCTGTTTCGGCTGGTTTCTCGTACGATGACTTCACGGACGCCGTAGGGCTGCCGTTTTGCACGCTGCCGATCGGCGCGCGAGTCCTCGG